TTATCATTATTAGTATTAGATGAAGCTGCTTTTATAGATAGAATTGATGAAATATGGACTGCAGCACAGCAAACATTAGCAACTGGTGGTGGTGCTATAATGTTATCAACACCAAATGGTACAGGTAATTTATTTCATAAAACATGGGTAGATGCAGAAGCAGGAGGACAATTTCATCCAATCAAACTACACTGGACATTACATCCAGAACGAGATGAAAAATGGAGACAATTACAAACAGAATTATTAGGTGATAAAATGGCCGCACAAGAATGTGATTGTGATTTTATAACTTCTGGTCATACAATAGTTGATGGACCAATATTACAATGGTATGAACAAACATATATTGAAGAACCAAAAGAAAAAAGAGGATTTGATGGAAATTATTGGTTATGGGATTATCCAAATTATTCAAAAAATTATACAGTAATTGCTGACGTAGCAAGAGGTGATGGAGGAGATTATTCTGCATTTCATGTTATGGAAACAGAAACTATGACTCAAGTTGCAGAATATAGAGGCAAGATAGGAACTACAGAATATGGCCAAATGTTAGTTGCAGTTGCAACAGAATGGAATAATGCATTATTAGTTATTGAAAATGCAAATATAGGCTGGGCAGTACTACAAATTGCAATTGATAAAAATTATGAAAATTTATATTATTCTTATAAACAAGATGCATATGTAGATGAAGATATTCATTTAAGAAAAGGTTATGATTTGAAAGATAAATCAAAAATGGTTCCTGGATTTTCAACTACATCAAGAACTCGTCCATTAATAATATCTAAAATAGAAACATATTTTAGAGAAAAATCTCCAATCATAAAGTCAAAAAGATTGATAGATGAATTATATGTCTTTATATGGAACGGCCAACGAGCAGAGGCACAAAGAGGATATAATGATGATTTAGTAATGTCATTTGGTATTGGATTATGGATACGAGATACAGCATTAAGATTACATCAACAAGGAATAGATTTATCAAGAAAAGCATTAGGTCATTTTGGTAAATCTGCAGGAGTATATACAAACAAAGAAAATTTAAAAGGAACCGGATGGCAATGGTCAACAGGTGATAAGGATAATGATGATTTAACCTGGTTAATTAAATAAGCAACATATTTATAATAAATTGGAAAATTATGGCAAATACATCTTTAAGATCAAGATTAAGTAGACTTTTTGCAACAAACGTGGTTGTTAGAAGAATTGCAAAAAATCGACTAAAGGCAGTAGATACAAATAGATTACAATCTACCGGAAATTTAACAAATAAAAAGTACGTAGATCGTTTTTCAGGTGTTCATAGAGGCATGCCTGGATATGGCTCTTATAATCAAAATCAAACATTTCATACATCAAAAATAGAATTGTTCACAGATTATGAAGCAATGGATATGGACCCAATAATAGCATCAGCATTAGATATATATTCAGATGAATCAACTACAAAAGATGCAGATGGAGATACATTAACAATATCAAGTCCTAATGACGAAATAAGAAAAATATTAAGAAATTTATTTTATGATGTATTAAATGTAGATTATAATTTATGGCCATGGATTAGAAATGCATGTAAATATGGAGATTTTTATTTACATTTAGATATAGAAGAAGAAATAGGTATTGTAAATGTAACTCCAATATCAGCATATGAATTAAGAAGAGATGAAGGATTTGATCCAGAAAATCCATATGCACATAAATTTACATTGGAAATGACTCATGGTGGCGGATCTCATAATTATGCATATGGAAATATGTCACAACAAAATCAAGAATTTCAGCCTTTTGAAATAGCTCATTTTAGATTATTATCAGATACAAACTTTTTACCATATGGTAAATCAATGATTGAACCAGCTAGAAAAATATACAAACAATTAACTCTTATGGAAGATGCCATGTTAATTCATAGAATAATGAGAGCACCGGAAAGAAGAATATTTAAAATTGATGTAGGAAATATTCCTCCGGCTGAAGTTGATACACATATGCAAAATATCATTAATAAAATGAAAAAGGTTCCTTATATTGATGAAAAAACAGGAGATTATAATCTTAAATTTAATATGCAAAATATGATTGAAGATTATTTTATGCCTGTTAGAGGTGGAGAATCAGGAACAGCTATTGAAGCATTACCAGGTTTAGGTAATGACGGACAAATTGAAGATATAGATTATCTTAAAAATAAAATGTTTGCTGCTTTGAAAATACCAAAAGCATTTTTAGGTTATGACGAAGGAGTTGAAGGAAAGGCAACATTAGCAGCTGAAGATGTTAGATTTGCAAGAACAATTGAAAGAATACAAAAAATATTTGTTTCAGAATTAACTAAAATAGCTATAGTACATTTATATACACAAGGATATACAGACGAACATTTAGTTAATTTTGAATTATCTTTAACTAACCCATCTATTGTTTATGAAAAACAAAAAGTAGAAATGTTAGAACAAAAGGTTGGTTTAGCTGGAAATTTAAAAGAATCTAATTTATTTTCAGAAAGATGGATATATGAAAATATATTTAACTTAAGTCAAGATGAATGGTTAGCAGAACAAGCACAAGTTATTGAAGATTTAAAAGAAACGTTTAGAAAAGAACAAATTAAGTCAGAAGGTAATGACCCAAAGAAGACAAATCAATCATTTGGTACACCTCATGATATAGCATCAATGCATGTAGCAAATAAAGGAGGTTTATTACCAGGCCAAGAACAAGAACATGTAGCAGGGCCAGGCAGACCATCTGATCCAGGAACATTTGGAACACATTCATCACCACATGGACGTGATCCATTAGCTATAAAACAATTAGGAAAGTCTTTAGGCACTGATAAATCACCATTACAGCATAATTTTAAAGGCGGATCACCACTTAATATTGAGACTAAAGAAATGAGTCAGTTTATTAATTCATTATCTAACTTAAAGAAATCACCAAAAATTATTCAAGAAACACTTACAGAAACCAAAAAAGATGATGATTCTGGAACAATGTTAGATGAGTCACAGTTGATTGATGAATAATAAGGTATTGGTTTCTTAATTTATAGCATATTTATTTAAAAAAAATGTATATACAGGGCGCAACTTCATGAAACGTATTAAACATTCAAAAGTCAAAAACACGGGACTAATATTTGAACTACTTGTAAGGCAAGTAGCGTCTGATACGATGAATAATCGTAATTCTCGTGCATTAAATGTTATTAAAAAACATTTTAAAGCAAAATCAGAATTAGCAAAAGAATTAAAGTTATATCGTACAGTATCAACTGAAAAATTCAAAACAGAAAACAAAGCTGAAAAATTTGTTGATGCAGTTGTTAAAGCACGTAAAGATATTAATGAATCACAATTAAGACGTGATAAATATAATTTAATTAAAGATTTAAAGTCTAATTTTAATATAAATGAGTTTTTTAAATCACGTGTTTCAAATTATAAATTACAAGCATCTACTTATAAATTATTTGAATTTGCAGAAGCAGATGATCCTAAAGAATATGTAGATAGTAAATTTATGTTAGT